GAGCGGATCTTCAACTACAGCCGTTTAATAATCGATGAAGTTTGAACCTAAGAAAAAACTAGATTCTCCCACGCCTAAAGCCAAAAGCTACGCTAATATTAAGAGAGATTTTAAAACTATTATCCAACTTAAAATTGCGCTTAGACGTATAGGCGAGAAACAGTTAAAAGCTTTCGCAGAAAAATATAATATCGCTTACAGCGATGAAAGTGAAATTGCCGATAAAGCAAAAGCCAAATATTTAAAATGAGTGATTTAAAAAAGAAAACTAGCGCCAAGCCTAAATCTGTTGCTAAAAAAGAAACAGCCGAAGCACCTAAAAAAGAAGCTCCTAAAGCGATTAAGAAACCTTACAGGGAAGCTTTAGCTGACTTAAAGGCAGATTATCTTGCTGCTGTAGCCGCTGACACCAAAAAGGCAGATTCTCTTCGCGCTAAATACAAAGAGGATAAGAAAGCTCTCAAGGCTTCTTATTAAATATAAGTCACGCCAACTCCACTGGCATCAATACCACCCAGTTGTCTGGGTTGAGCTTGGTATATATTATACTGCGCGGATAGCTGTGTGACTCTATCCATGCAATCGCTGGCTAGTCCTCTGTACACTTTTGACACCTCATTGCGATTAACGAACGTAACAGCGCTTTCTCCGTCTCGTAGTGACAATACATTGTCTCCACTAGCAGTGGACGTTGTGATGCCTCTAAGGGCGTTTCTCGCTTGCTTATTGTAGTAATTGGAAAGGTATAGTTCTTTTAACACAGCTTGAGCCTCAATATCCATTAATCCATAAGTTCCTGAAGCTTCGGCTCCACTAAAATTGGTATACAAGTAAGTGTTTACTTGTCCTAGATTTTCAAACAACCAACCACTGACATTAGATACAGTAGCAATTCCTGTGTCACCATCAAACTCTGTGACAACAATTCCTGAAGCGAGATCTTCTAATACGTTCGGCATATAGTGTATTACACTAGCTTTTAGTATTTTAACTATCTAACCAATCAAGAAGTTCTTTATGATCTGGATTATTTGGGTCTAGCTCAATAGCTGGAACTGGTTGGGGCGCTGTAGCGATATTACCTCTGCTTTTATATCTATTAAATTCTTTGATAATATTGTCTCTTACAACTGATCTATCATAGTAAGGATTCACTCCTACCTTCCTAGAGAAAGCTTGTAAATCTGCCTTACTCATTTTGTTTAACTTGTCTTTTAAAACCTCTAAATCGTTAGTCCCAAAAGAGTTAGTTTCCCCAGTGCCAAAAATAACCTCAATTTCCTGCATAACCTCTTTATAACGAGCGGTGCTAGTTTCTCCGTTCTCTCTAAGTTCTTCTAATTCCTCTAAAAGACCTTTCTTAGCAGGTTTCTCTTGCCCTGTAGTTACTTCTTCGAAAGGGATTTCTTTGTTTTTAGCTGTTTTCTTTTTAGCCATACAATATTATATACACTTAATTAATAAATTACAAAAAAAAAGCCGCTCCCGAAGGAACGGCTTTCTTTATAAGTGATAGGGTTGTATTAACCTCCCTTAACAAGTCCGAGGAGAACACGGTTGTCGAGGACAACTCGTCCTTCTTCAAGCTGACCGTAGTAACCAATCTTGTTCTGACGAACGCTATACTGGTCATCTGCGACGAGATTAAGCTCGCTGCTGCTATCTGGATCAGTAGCAACAACACGCATAAGTGAATCGCGAGTACGATCAACACCGACGATGATCTCGTCAGTTGCACCTGCAAATACAGCGGAACGCGCATTTGCATCAGCAGAATCTCCATACACAGAGTATTTTTGAGATCCAGCAGCAGTGTCAAAGATAGTGTTAAACTTCTCTCCTTTACCCATCTCGTTGAATTCCAAGATGTTTACACCCATGAAGCTGTCGAGACCTGCATTCTGATAAAGCTCGTTGCGGAGTTGCTCTGGAGCAGCAAGAACAGTAGATTCAGTTGTGTCAGGCACAGCAGTGGTGTTTACAGGATTGTAAGCCATTGCGCGGATACTTCCAACAACCTCTGGAGAACAAATGAGATCAGTAATCCCACGGGTACGAGTAGTGGGAGTTCCACCAATCCAAGAGGTGTTAATACGCTTCGCAAGAGTCATGAGCTTATTGAAATCATCAATGAGAACAGTGTCTGCGGTAGCAGTTCTGAAGATTTGCCTTTGGTTCAAGTTGGGAGAACCTTTAATTTGAGCACCTGCAAGAGAAGTCATAAGAAGAGAGGCAGAAGTGCGCTCTTGCTTAAGAAGAATCTCTTGGGCAACACGGGTAAAGGTTTTACCAACAACATCCATGCGGCTCTTTGCTGCGTAGCGGCGATCAAAATCGACAGCGGCATCAAGAGTGTAAGTAGCCAACTTAAGCTCGGAAGCTGTAGGAAGCACTTGGTTACTTGGAAGACCACCTGCGTGACTTTGACTCCAAACTCTGACGTAATCTTCGTCAGCGATGTCGTAGTAAAGATCAAGCGGGATGCTTGGGTTGTCATCCGCATCAAATTGAAGCGAATTGAAAAGGTTGCTAACAGTAGGAGCGTTGTTGAGAACTTCGGCCAAAACTGGTCCGATGAATTCAGCAAGTGCTACTTGAGCCTCGTATGCAACAGTGCGATTACGAGAAGCCATAGCTTTTACAAGCTCGACTTGTTCTGGAGTTCTTTTTAAAGTAATTTTCATGTTATAAAGTCCTTTCTAAGTATTAGTTGCAGTTAAACGAGATAACGATGTAATCACCAGAGAACTGATCAGTGGTAGGACCAACGTTTGCACGGGTTCCTGTTCCAAGAACATGTCCAAAGACTTTATCCTCATCAACTAAATCACCAGTGGTAATAGTCGCAGCAGTAACAGTAGCAAAACCAGTGATTTTACCAGCGTTAGAAGAAAGCTTAATCCTATTTCCTGGGGCATAGCTAGTGAGAGGTCCGTCGAAAGCAGACGAAGCTAAAGTGAAAATACCTTTAGTTGCGATAGGAACAGCTTGCCCTGGGAGCATTGCTTGGAGTTCCTCTTGCTTTTGTGGGTTATAGAGCAGCTTCTCGCCGTTCTCGTCGTTTTTAGCGGTCTGATAGAGAGTCATGCCGATAGCATGATCTTCGTTAGCAGCGCCTGTAACTTTAATATTAACTTCAGGATACATCTCTGTAGTTCCAAGGAACGGATAGTTGGTGTTACCCAAGTAGCTGTTCGTTTGGTAAGTTACAGGATCGTTATCGAAGTTACCGTCCGACACCTTCACAAATACGCCAGCATCGCCAGCGCCTGTTCCAGTGGTGCTGTCGAGAACATCACTATCAATGATAGAGTACATGTTCACGACATCGTGATCAGAGTATTGTCTGAATGGTAGAATACGTAATGCCATAATTTTATTTTGTTAAATTAAGAAATTTCAATGTTGTCCCGAGAGAAAGCTGATTTAAACTTATCTCGAAGAGAGGGTTCGCTAGATGCAACAGTCTCATTTGCATTAGAGACTTCTGCGTCTACAGGTTCAGCAGCATCAAGAGCTTCTTCAATTTCAACTTCTTCAACAGAAGCTTTAGAAAGCTTTTTCGCTACTTCTTCATCAATACGAGCTTGAATTTTAGAATTAAATTCTTCTTGGACTTCTTTGTTTTTATTTTTCCAAAGAATATCGAGTTTAGAAGCGAAAGCTTCGTAAGAAGCATCATCATCTAAAGTTTTCAATTCAGAGGCAAGAAACTCACGATCTTGATCATCAAGTTCGAATTTCTCGTCAATTTGGTCCATACGAGTGTTAAATGAAGCAATAGCTTTTTGAGCTTTTTCCTCATTTTCATAACCAGAAATACGCTCGCTAGCGTCTCCCAGTTTTTCCTCAAGCGCCTTTACAGAAGCTTTAAGGTCTTCGTATTCTTTAATTTTATCTTCTTTTTCCAATCTCTCTGCTTCGAGATCCTTACGGTACTGTTCGTCCCGTTGACGGATTGCATCAGCAAAGGTATCAGTCATGGAAGCGACAGCTTCCTTTGAGAATTTCTTCTCATTTAGAAGATCCTTCAATTCATTTAGAGTATTTTCAAGTTCCATATCGATAATGTTCTTTTGTGTGTTTACATTTAAATTATTATTTTGTGAAATTTTATCCCTCTTATCATTTATAAATATTTGAGTTTTTTCAGGAGGCTTCGAATATAAGCCCTTCACATCTGCTGCTGGATTTAAGGTATAAGCAATTCCTAATGGGTATATATCACCCATGATTAATCTGTTTATAGTTTCTCCTTTGTCGGTCTTTCCATTACCGCCATAACTTCTTAAATTACCTTGTAACTTAGCTATTTCTTCAGGGTCAGATATAATTCTGGCTTCACTTAATTTATCGCTACCGACAGCTAAAACATAACTATTAAATCCAACTTCCCAACTAGCAGAAACTTTTTGATATTTATCACTTTCTGAATCTAAAGAATTTTTTACTAAATTAGTGAAATTTGGGTTTATTGTCTTATACAAAACAGCTCCCAAAGAGATATTGAAAGGCTCTTTAATAGTTTTCACCTCTTCTTCCCCCATCAACTCGCTAGACCCAAACTTGCTGTAACCAGCAGAAACAATATGTCCAACAATCTTTTGTTTATCATGCTCTATATTTGTAGGCTTATGGATAAACTTGTCAGTATATCTTATGGCTGTAGATGTGTCCATCCCATCGCCATTTTTGTTAAATTGATTAATTACCGCAGCATTAAATGCGACACCCATCAAATCTACGTTTTCATCGTAGTTGATGTTATCAGGCACTAAAGGAGCTAGATTTTCCAAAGAAGCTTTAGAAATCAAAGAAGCCTCGCTAATTTCACAAGAAATTAAAGGAGCCTGAAATGTTGTTGTATACTTATACTCCATCGCTATATTTTTTAGCCGCGATATCAGTAAGTAGTTGAGCGTAGCTCTTTTTGTCAGACTTTTCCTTCTTCATGTCTCCACCGCCATATCCTGCATCAGACTTTTTCTTCTTTTTGCGGAGCATTTCAAAATCTTTTTTATCGATCTTTCCGTCTTTATTTTGATCTAAACCAGACTTCTGTTTTTCAGACATTTCAGCTTCCATCTTCTTTTTGCCGTTTTTGTAGCCAGCCTTCATCTTTTCTTCAGAATCTTTGTCGAACTTCATGTCTTTTTTAAGATCCTTCTTTTCAGCATCTTTTTTCTCTGAAGGAGCGCCCTTATCAAGTTTTTTCATTTTACTTTTGTCATCCTTGATAGCATCTTTTTCATGCTCGACCTTTTCTTTTTTGCTGTCTTTCTTCAATTCTTTAGTATCGATTTTATCATACTGCTTCTTTGTCATTGCAGCTTCGATCTCTTCTGAAGAAATAGATACTTCGATTTCTGTAGGCTTAAAATTATTGTTTTTCATGGCTATGATATAAAATTGCGGCTGGGTAAGTTTCTAAAGTATGTTGAGATGAAATATCTAAAACTTCTTTCAAAGTGTCTAAATTTTCAATTTCGTTAAAGTCTTTTACACAAGATTCTAACGTTTCGCCCCAATATTCTTTATTATGGGAACAAACGATAGATTCGCATAAATTTGAAACCATCTCTTCTTGAGCTTCACTAAGCTTAGAAACTTTAAGATGAGATATCATTTTATCTTTTGCATCATGAATAAAGCTGTCTATATCATAAATAGTTTTTTGGATATTTGATCTAGAATATTTAGCATTAGCCAAGGGGATGTCAGTTGTTCCTTCTGGTCTACCCGCTTCTTTTCTAGGCCCACTAGCTTTATCATCTGGAGAATATACAGGCACTCCACCTACAATTGGGTTGTAGTAACCTTTTTCTCTATCTTCCAAGAAGTCTTGTTGTGCAGAGTCTAATTGATCTGGCTCTGGGAATTTGCCATTATGGAACATTTCCATTCCTTGTTCTGGAGTGATAATTCCAAGCTCCATAAGCCTTGTAGATGCTCTCATTAGCTGCACCTCATCTCTCATATCAATGTCCTTCATCTTAGCTTCTGGCCAAGAACGGAAACCTAAATCTTTAGCTATTCTTTTAATCTCCTTGTTTAAAAAGTCATTTAAAAATCCATATCTAGACTCTTGTAGCCTATCAATAAATATTTGAGCCTTTACTTGGGTAGAGTTAAACTTCTCCTCTCCGACCACAATGTTCTGCAATCCTTGCTTGATATCCTCGTTGAGTATTTGATATTTTTGAGGACCAAGGACTAAGTTTAGTTCAGGAATAATAAATTCTGCTTTGGTCGTGTAATCAGAAACTAAAACTCGGCCTACGCTCTCGTTTTTAAACAAGTTTTGCATAGCAGCCATATTGTTTGGGTTTACTCCACCTTTTTCTGGATCAGCACCCATAGTGATAAGTAAAATAACATTCTCTACAGTTCTAGTGATAGCTTGGTCCATTTTCTTCAACTCCATCTTGGCGTTGATATCTTCAAGGACAGGGAAACCAAAAGGAACCGCAAATGGCTCATAGTCTTGCTTTTTATAAAAAGAGTAAGATAATCTTTTGGGGTCTAAGTTTATTTTAATACCTTTATTACTATAAGATCCATTATTGATAGAATCTTTGATCTCTGGGTCTAAAGCTTCGAATATAGCTAAATCTTCCTCTGTTTGAGGACTTCCAAGACGCGCTATCTCATATTCAGATAATACCTTTTGATATACACCCCCAGTAGTAAATGTGGTTGACCTTCTAGCAATAACATCATAAGGATTCAGAAGAATATATTTTAAAGGAACTTTATTGGCGGTAGCTCCGATATTACCTACTTGATTAATTAATCTGGCATAATCATCTGCTTTGAACTTACCGTCGATTCGATATAAAAAGATATTACCACTTCTGTAATACTCTCTAAAATATTGATCCTTAAGGCCAATAATGTTAACCTTTTTAAACCACTCGTAAAAAAACTCTCTGCTCTTTTTGCTGCCACCCTCCAAGTAAATATCAGTGTTTGTGAACTCTGACATTATATCAATCGCATTTCTAAATACAGCTACATTACAGTAAGCTTTTTGACATAACTCAATAGCATCCCTACAAGTAATTCCATCAGAACCGTATTCGTAAGGTAGTAATCCTCTACGGATGCTTGAAAATCTTTCTTTTTGAGTTACATAAGCAGATCTATTTGTTCTCGATCCACTGAAATCGCTTGTGGAAGCTCCTTGTCTTCTAGCTTCAGATGTAGAACTATAAGATGCATCGGAAGTATAAAAAGGTTCTCCTAAAAGTTCTGGAGAAGGTTCTTCTCCGATAGTCTGTGATGGGTGAGTAAATTTATCCCAATAATCAGAACGTTTGGTATATTTTCTTTTAGCCATAGATATAATTTATCTTACACGACAAAGTTAACTTTCAACTTTTAAAAGTTAAGAAATAAACATCGGAGTGAAAGTCGTTTGGGTATCAGAGATATCATCAGACTCCATGTCATAAAAAATGTTCATCATCCAATTACCTAACACTAAAGCTGAATAAGAGTCTTTTCTGGCTTTATCAGCCCCACTTTGTTTTCTCAAGTTACGTGGTAAATCAAAACTTTGTGTTCCTTGGGCAGAAGTCGTAATTTGCACCAAAGCGCACTGAACCTTCATTAAGTCCATCATATCTTTTTGATGTTCTACAAAATCAATCATTCTAGCTCCTTTACCCCCTTTGTCATTATTATCACCTTTAATGAACTTCAAGTCATCTATCGGGACTCTAGATTTCCTTTGATTATTATAATCGTCATTCATAGCCGATCCCGCAAAAAATATTCTTTTATGATCGAATGCTGATTGTAAAGATTCGTTAGCTAGCCTGATCCATGCTGAAGTCGGCTTCCTAAGAAACACAAATTTCTTTTCTGACTTATTGTATTGATTTTTAAGCCTTCTTAAGTTTTTATCATAGTCTTTAGATTTATCTAGGTCGGCTTCTATGACACCAAGATTTAAATTTTTCTTTTTAAAGATTTCACTCTCATTGCAGGAGTTAATAAATTGAACTCCTCCATTGTAGTCACCTACTACAGCAGCTACATTAAAGTGAGTCAATATGTAAGCCATGTATTTAATATGTGTTTTTAAACTCGATCCAGAAAGCGCATAGCTATGGACAGCAGTTCCTTTTCTAGTGTCACGATTCAATTTTATTAAAAGCATCGCGAAATCATCTGAACTTTCACTTTCAGACCAAGAGGGGTCAAAAGCTAGAATATATTCATCTTTGGGATTACCCACAACCTCCACACATTGCCCTTCTCCGTCTGGTATGGTGCAAGCAGCCATCTTACTAACTTTAAAGTATCCAGAGCTGTCATCTGTGAATATAGCGCCAAACTCCCTGTCAAACTGGGAGTCACTCATGGTAGATTTAGATTGATTAATTAGACTTTGATCATACAACTGTTCAGGAGCGCAATCATAACTAAAATGCATAATTGTCCTGTGTGCTCCATCTTGTTTGTTTTCATTTAAGATAAGAGACTCGTATTGCTGATAAATTTTGTATAAATATTCGAATTTATAAGAAGCCGAGGATAAACCAATAATTTTGTTATTAGGCCACCTTTTTCTTTCTTCTTCTTTCATTTTACCCTGCTCGATCATCTGGGTTTCTAAATCATAAACCTCTTGACGCTCTGTGGGATTTTCCACAACAGATAGGAACGGTATGATAACCTCATTGTAAATTTTTTCAGGCATCAACAATAACTCATCAATAATCATTCTTTGAAATCGGAAACCCCTTAACTTTTCTCCATCTCCCAAAGGAAGTGCTCTGATACTACTTCTGCCGATCTCCATAACCCATTCATCGTTCATCTTAGATGTTCTAGTTATGCATTGAGAAAAGAAAGTGGCCTTGGGGCTTTTCGCTATATCTTCGATCTTTTTGAAAATCATTTTGGATTGCCTAAAAGATTTAGACAAAATACCTATCTGCACCCCCTGATTTAGAATAGCGTCTAATAGCGCGAAAACGCCCGTAGAGAAGCTTTTGGACATTCCACGACTCCATATCCCCAAAAAGTAGTCGGACTCCATCATAGCCTTAATAGCCATATGCTGGAAGGGGAACAATTTAACCCCTGTAAACAATTCACAAGCAAAGGAAGGATTTTCCCTCAAGAATTTATAAAGCAAAACTTTAGCTTCAGTTTCCTCTATAAACCCCTCTTTTTCGAGAATATCTTTGTTTATATCCTTGTACTGTCGGTGTAGTTTCTGTTTTCCTGTTTCCCAAGCCATCTTTTTTTAATTGTTTGTCCCAAAAATACTGAAGGTCCACTGCCCAGAGCTTCGTGCCTAAAACAAGAATTTTAGGAATCAGTTCTTCGCTTTTTTCTCTAGACCCACTAAACACAAATTGACAGCAGTCGGTATACTCTGCCTGTATTTCACGCATCCTATGATAAACATAATCTAATTTAAATTTTTTGTATACCTGCTTGTTTACAGCCCACATTTGGTCAAAAGCTGTTTCTATCACAACATACAAGTAACAACCTGTAGATCTGCATCTATCTAATTCTTTTAAGAACCGATTGTATCCATTTGTTACAGTAGAACAAAAATCCTGGTAAGACTTCCTATCCACGAATGTATAGTCATATAAATCGCCCCCCACTGCATAATCCCCGACATCAAGCTTCAACAACTTAGAATTGGTGAAATGCAGGGGCTTCTGTTCTCTGGTATCTATCAGTATGGGTGTATCTGAATAATCTTTGTGAAATTGCTTTGGCAGAGGTTCAGAAAGCATGGGCTTCATGTCTAACTGCTTACATGTTTCTTTGTAGCTGCCGAAGATCTGTTTGCACAGATCTATGTCTGGCAGATTGCTAGTGAGTAGATAAGTGGACGGAGGTCCAGACGAAACTGCTTTTGAGAGGAGTTTTTTGTTTAAGGATGCGACGATAAAATCTTTGACTTCCTCCTTCGGTGCTTGGAGACACCATTTTTTCATATTTCTTTTATTTATGAAATCTGTAGCGAAATACTGTTTGTAATTTTTAAAAGGTATTAACTCTCCAGTTAACTTATCTTTTCTCGCATAATTCTCTACATAGTAGTCTCCCAGCAGTTTACCGTGCTTTCTCATGTGAGAATGCAGTCCCTTTAAGGAATCAAATGAATCCCCACATATTTTGCATTTATATGACATCTTGCTGTCCAATTCCTAAAACTCTTGCTTTCCATTCTGCCATTCCCTCTAATCTTTCCGCTTCCTGCTTCACTGCCTCCTTTTGCATCTCTGCAATTCTTACCATTGTCTCTCTTTCTTCTTCTTCTTGAAAAAGTTGCACTATAGACAGAAATGAAGCATTTTCTTTGTTCATCTTCTTCATTCTTTCGCTTCTGTCACCTTGAAGCTTTTTGGTCAGGTTCTCAATGCGCGTTTCGCATTGATGATACTCCGAACTCTTAGCTTTGATGATTTCAGCCAACCTGATAGACATTTCTTGCTGCTCGTCAGCATCATCGAACATACTATTTAACTTGTTCAAATGAGCACTGATAACTTCTAAGTTTATGACCTCTTTGCAGACGTTCAGATACAAATTTATTTCATCTGCCGTTAAATCTGGTTTATCCCAAGTCAATCGAGTAAATTCATGTTCAAACAACACTCGATCCTCTTGATTTAAATAATTGTTAATAATTTTAAGAAATCTTGAGTTAGAAAAGTTGACTCCGAGTTTTTCTACGCAAATTTGCTTTTGTCTGTTAAGTTTCGATTCATCTAACCCTAAACCTGTGGCATCATTGATTTTTTTAATGATTCGAGACGGAGACTTCGGTGCAATGTATGAATTAAGAGCGCCTGAATCTTGAGAAGGCAAAATGTCAGGATTTACCTCTCTAATTTGCGACAAGACAGCTCTTTGCTCATTACTCAACGGTCTGACAGATCTAGACGGGAAAACTATTCGAGCTATCTCTAAAGAAGACAATCCTTCTTCAGCTTGCTGAATTATGAAGTCTTTTTGCTCTTTTGTGAATTCTATAGCCTCCACAGGCGCTCTCGCTGTAGTTTTGAAATCTATAGAATTTTCTACTAGAAATTTCCTTACTGCCCTACCTTCTTTAGACCTTCCGTCTAAAGAATCGTCTTCGAAGCATTGCTTCGTCAGATCAATGAGATCTGGGATCTTTGATGCATTCTCCCTTAAAAAATCTTTCTGTTCTTTAGTTAGATCCATCTCCTATAATATCTTGGTCCTTAAGTATTTCTATAGCTACCTGTAGGAACTTCTTTTTTAAATTTTTGACTTGTCTATATCCAAGTTTCCGTTTTTGAGCAGAAATTTTGTAACCCATAAATTTAGCTACGTCTTCTTCGCTGCTTTTATCAAAATACAACATTCTATACGCAGTATAATGAATATTACTTAAACGAATCTTCATTTGCCCGTTTAATCTTTCTAGGGATACAGAAAAATCAAAGTCTATGTATTCTTTACTTTTTACTTCTTTTACAAAATCTTCAGTAGATAAAGGAAGTTTTACTTCTAAAGCTGATTTTTTAGTTTTTTCCCATTTTTGACATATAGGACAGGTAGAAGGGTCGTGATCTGGCTCATGCTGCTGGGGGCAAGGATTAACATAATTGCCGTAGTGATTTCTCACTAGGTTTCTTATTTGATTGGATATTATTCTACCAATCCAAGGTTCAAGAGGTCTTTCTTGATCCCACATGTGCCACTTCTTAGAAATGTGCAATTTAATGATTTGCTGAACATCGTCGAAGTCAAACCATTTTACAGCGTTAAGTCTCCACTTATATTGCTGTTTTTTAATCGCTGCATCAATTACTTCAGAAAAGTCTTCATAAGTATACTCACCCTTCTTTTTTCTTTTCATCAATAAATTCATTAATAGATCTAGCCCTCTTAGCCCGACCCTGATCGGATTTAGTTGACTCGCCTACTAATGAACCAAAAGTCATAGGACTTTTGTCAGACGCTTGGACTTCTACTTCAAAATCGGAAATTGTAGGAACGCTCTCTGCATCTGTCTCGTCTTGAGAAATAACTACAGATTTTTCCAGCACAGGCATACCTGCTGAAGTGTTGGTTGAAGTTGTGGAAGCTAAAGAGTTAAGTTGTATACCACACTTTCCACAAAAATTAGGCTTTGCATTAGCATAAGAAAGTTTCGCACCGCAACTGTGACAAAATAGATGAGCCATACTATATATTTATATAATTAAAATTAAATTTTTCAAAAAAAGAAAAAACAAGGCTTGTGTCTTTTATGTTTGTAGCAGTTCGCCGCTTGCGCGTAACACTTTTTTCTTGCTTTAATATATAATATTACACTTTCTTACCTTTTTCTAACTTAGAAATGATAAATTTTAATATTTTGCTTCTAACAATATCATTCTTAGTGAATGAAAAACAACTTATCCCGTTGTCTTTCGATTCATCATCGGAAAATATGTCAAACATATCTTTAAAACCTGTTTTTACATTGATATCGCTTTGCATAAAGTCTCCACAGACAACTACCTTCGTATCTTCTCCTATACGAGTGATTAATGTAGTTAATTCTTTGAACGTAAAGTTTTGAGCTTCATCGGCCACAATTAACTTGTTGTTCCAGTTAGCGCCCCTCAAAAAGTTTATAGGTATAGCAGATACTCTTTCTTTCTGTTTCAAGAACGCTGTATCTCCCTCATGTATTATTTCTTCCAATTTATCATATAGAGGTAGAGTGAAAGGGTTAAACTTTTCAGACATATCTCCAGGAAGACTCCCTAATCCTTTGTCTGCGCTTTCTACAATGCTTCTGATGTAAAGAAGGTCTTTCTCGTTATCTTCAGCCATTAAACGTAAACAACCATATAAAGACATGTATGTTTTACTAGAACCCGCTGGCCCAGACACAAACATGATTTTTACTTCAGGATCTAGTAGAGTCGCTAGAAATTTGCGTTGATTCGGGGTAAACTTAAATTTCCTCTCTTTAAATTTAATAGAGAAGAATGTATGAGGCTCTAGACGAAAATTAGACAATTTTTTAAGTGCCATATGTAATATACTATTACACTGAAATTATAATTTAATCTGTTTAATTGTAGCGCTTGTCGTTAAAGTTTCTCCTCCTTGCGTAGAAAAGGACTCCGCTAGTAATCTAGACCCATTTGTAAAAGAAATTAGATCCTTAATCTCTTTCATCACAACAGTGCCACCTATACCACAAAGATTAACTATCAAAGGAGTTGTCAAACGATCTCCACTAAAGTTTATTAGATTTTGTAATCCAGTAGAATCAATGCTCACTTCTTCTTCAACACCATCCAAAAGCATTTCTGAAGCATTTACAGAACCAATACCATAAACTGGAGTTCGGTTATAGCTTCTTTTAAAACTTATTTGGCTTTGAGTGTTATTTAAAACATTTGTAGGAGCAGATCTAAAACTGCAAGTGTGACCGTAAGCCACAGCATCACTATGTGTCGTTATACCTATTCCTTGATAAACGTTTGGATCTCCACTGATTTGTTGATCAGTCGCAGGATCTAAAGAAACAAAATTAGCCTTCAGTGTCACAGGGGCGAATGGAACGACATCTACAGAAACATCTGTAGCGTAACATTTGCCATAAAGACCACTTCCTAATTGAATCGATACAAAATTATCTTGGTTTGCATCTTCTAAAAATTTCAATCCAGACAGCATCCCTGTATGTAGAATACAATCAACTGATATATCAGCAGTAAGAGCGTTATTAAATCCAAACTGATCATCAGAGGCTATTGTTTTTCCTTGTTTACGTTTGGGGCTATGATTTGTATTGTAATTTACACTGGCTTGAGTGGCGGGTATATAACCCGTT